TAAAAAACCCCTTGGTCGGCATGGTGCAGGACGTGATTTTCGCCATGATCCTAAATGTGCCCGCCCTGCGCACAAAGCTGCAGGTCATTCTGGACAATCCGTCGCTGATCGGCGACGAAATCAGCAAGGTGTACGACGAGTTGCAGACCAAGCTGACGCCGCAAGAGCTGGAGCAGCTGAATTCGTACGCGGGGCAAGACAGCAGCCGGCGCACCATCGGGACCGTCATGCAGACCGCGTTTGCGAACATTATGGCCGACGGCAAGATTGACATGAGCGACGCGCCGCACTTTCTGACGCTGATTCACGACTGCATCACGCTGTTTTCCGAGAATGCTGCTGCGGGCGCCGCAATAACGCTGAACAGCAACACGGTCATCACGTTTCTGCACTTTGTGCTGAAGTGCATTCTGATTTTGACGCTGGACGAACCTGAAGAAACCGCCGCGCTGGTCATGTTGGACGGCAGCTTCAAGCTGGTCAAACTCACCGTGCTGCCCTTGATCGCCGCCGGTGGGAAGTGGTGCGCTTGCTCCTGCTTTTCTTAGATGACTTGATTTGCCTAGTTCCATTGCGCCTAGTTCCATTGCGCCTAGTTCCATTGCGCCTAGTTCCATTGCGCCGCCTAGTGAACTTATTGTGCCGTTTTTTCGTGTTGTTCCCACCACTTCGTCTACTAAATATATGACTAAATACGCTGCTCTTAACTGGCGGAGCAGTGTGGTTTTCAAAATTTGTTCTGTCCACATGAACTGGCCCCACTTGGGGGTCGGGAAGCGACCTGAAAAATTCACAAACACCCTGGGCACCCTGGACACGCTGTTTGACAGCGGTGCAAGCACGCATCCCCGCAATGCGTTTCGGGGTTTGACCGGTTGCATCAGGGATCAAATATGCAATGGGATTGTCTGGTTTATTGAAATGTTGTAGCGGATCCTCCATCAATTTCTGCAAGAACAACGGATGTTTCTCAGCCAATAAATGCGCCATAGTTTTTCCGTCGGGGTGCGCAAACGTTGCCGCACACAGTTCAACATTTAACGGATTGACGACATTTAATGTATATTTTTGCATAATTGATACTGCGATATTGTAATAACGATCAAATAAGCGAATAATGGGAGCCGGCAGTGGAATCTGCGGTTTCAAATGGGACATTGAACGTGCAAGATATGCTTTTGATGAGTTGGATGATGCATTCGCCATCAAGTTGTGGGGCAATTTGTTCATGGGCAATATTATCTTTAATTCCTCGTTTACTTCAATCATTTTGTGAAACAACAACATGATCACGCGATTTTTTAAAACAGGGTTGGGGGAAAATGCGAATGGGCTGCTGGGATCAAACAATCCGATCAAGCATTCACCGAAATTCCCATGATTTTCGCATAGGGTTGCATCGCCGTCGTCCTTTATTATTCCATCTATCAATAATTCGCAAATTTTAAGAAAAAACGCATTGCGATCTTCGGTTGTCTCAAATGCTGGCGGATAACTTCCACGTTCGCCGCGAATCATCATGTTGTCAAAAACGGGTCCGGCACAAGTGTCGCCGCGCCACACTCCCGTAAAAATAGGATAATGGACTACATTTACATTCGGGGCGGGGTTTGGATTGGAAATTATTACGCTTCGCAACGTGTAGGGTTTTAATAGAGCCGGCGTTAATGGGATGACAGGAGGATGCGAAAAAACGTTTTTCTCAAAAAATCGTCTAACGCCAATCGGGTTTAACCCAACCTCAATGTCAAACGTAATTGGTTTAGTTGGCTTAATTCGTTTATCGCGCATTTCATTGTCATCCCATATTTGTTTCAATTCGTCGGGCGTTGCTCCACGTCCGTCAGCACGACGATACTCCCCCAATCGCCGATATGTTAGTGGTTCATGCTTTAATGTATTCGGCACCGGAACCAGAACATCACTGATAGGCATCCCTGCGGGTAAACTCACCATGTATCTAACCGGTTTTGGCCATATTCCCCAATACGGGTCATCGGTGTATGCATTGCACTCGTAATATAAATCGGTGATGCCGCGCGCGACCATCCCATTGTGCGGGTCTATGGGTTCTCCCACCGATCGTCCCAGACGAATTACTTGGTCTGGATTCGTGATCCCTAGCAGTTTCTTAAACATTACTCGTATATTAGTATAATATTATATGCAATATTATTATGCGCAACAGTGTTTGATATGCCCGCCCCTCTAAATGCAAATGCAAATGCAAATTCAAATGTAACAATTTATGCGAGATCGGCTCAAACCACGAGCACGTATAACACGTATGAAACGAATGCCGGCATTCCGTTTGAATGCGTGGAATTCGTGCGCCGGTTCTTCGTGCAAACGCGCGGCCTGACGTTCCCGTCCGTGGTGGACGCCACCGACATGTTTTACCGTGTCCATGAATTGATTCCAGCACAAACAATCCAATCAACCCAATCAACCCAATCAACCCAATCGGTTGAACTGCAAACGCGCGTGTACCCGTATGTTAGGGGCGCCCTGCATTACTTGCGCCCGGGCACCATGCTGTTCTGGGCGCCTGAACCCACGGACGAGCTGAAATACGGGCACGTGGCGCTGGTCGTAGAGGCCGACGCAGAACGCGTGGTGGTCGCACAGCAGAACCGGTCGCCGCCGATCCAGGTGCACGACACTCGCGAGTTGTTTGGTGCCATCAACTCGCCCAACTCAGCGTATTTAGGGCTTAAACTGGTTTTATAAATTCAATGAAAGAGAGAAAATAGAAGAAAACTCAATAAAAATAGCATAAAGACATTGCCAAATTCATCCCAATACTCATTCAAATACTATTCTATTCCAACATGGACATGGACATGGAGCTGGGGTATCCGCCCGGGATATATCCATCCATTTTTTACACCGCGTTGTTCCTGCATCCAATCCACATTTCTGCCGGATTTTATTATGAAATGAACGCATGCGCGCTCATGGGGGTGGCCCTGTTCGCAACGTCCTTGAATTATTGGAGACATCCGCTCATGCGCTCGCGCAGACGCACCATTGACATGGTTGTTGCCAAATCCTCCATTGCATATCACATGTATTTGTCGTTTTACACGACCAACCGCATGTTAACAGCGCTGCCCATGGTTACGGGAACTGGCTTGTATTTTGCAAGTTTGTTCTTGTATCAAAATGCGTATGTGAAAAGTGCCGCATTATGCCACTGCCTGCTGCACGCGCTGGTGGGCATGGGGGCGACCTTGATGTACCAGGATTATTATTATTATTACTATTCGCGCTCAGATACATGTGCGAATGCATTTAAAGACAACCTGCTGCAAATGAACAACAGTAACACTTACACCACTTAAATGTTGCACCCGACGCACCTCATTCCCATCATGGCCGCATGGCACCTGTCGTTCACCGAAATTTCAAAACGTACATCTGCGCCGCGGATCAGCAAAAACATGAATCATTTGCTGCACACGCTGATTTTCTTGCTGCATTACGCGCAGAATTACGAGATGGAGCACGCAATGCACGTCAGCATCGGGTTTTTTTCGTACGACATCATTTACATGGCGCTGCATGACGGCATCCGGCGAAACGCGTCCTACATTCTGCATCACGGAATCACCCTCTACTTGCTGAATTTGACGTTTGTTGATCCGAGTTGCGCCGAATCCATTATGAAGGGCTATGCTATTCTGGAGTCGTCCAACATCATGCTGTACGTTTCGTATCACGTGCAAAAGGAATGGCCGGGCCGCACGGCCTGGATCCAGGCATCCGAATTCGTTCAAATGCTGGTGTACGTGTATTATCGCATCTTCAAACTCACGATATTTGTGTACGATATCCGCGAAGAATTGCGCGCGGCGGGGGGTATCACATGTGCAGCGCTTGCCGCACTTTACGTGATGGGAGCAACATGGAGCCACCGGTTGGTGATGAAAAATGCGCAACACTTTGCGGTCCTAAAAAAAATGGCAGCATAATATAATAACCCATTCATTAAAACATTAAAACACATGACGCCCCTGGTTTACAAGACGCTGACGACGGCGGTGATCATCACCACCGTGTTTTTGGCAGTGAGTCAATTTGACGTGTATTTAGAGGAAACGCACGCCATCACGGGCTACCAGAAAAACTTCCTGAAAGCGCCCGTGCAGTTCTTACTAATTTTCGTGGTCTCGATCACAGTCATGCACTTTTTCTCGCACTGGTTTCACGTGAAGCAGTGATAAAAAATTATTGTATTTTTATTTCTCCTGATACTGTATAAACTGTATATTAAGATGAACTTCAACATAACAAAATACACCGGTGTTATGGCGTTTTACGCCGTGCTGACTTATGTCCTCTTTCCCGCGATTGCCTATTTCTTATTTGGAAAGACATTGGAGGCGGTTGGCAACGGTTTCATCGCAGGAAGTGTCGCGTCGGTTGTTCTCTGGAAGGTGTACGGGTTTGGATTGGTGAAGGGATGATGAGGGAGGAAATAATTTTTCATTCAATTTACTAAAAATGAAATGAATTGTCCGCGCACCCAACCCACGGTTATAAATAAAAATTGAATAATTATAACATAACAACATAACAATATAAACACATGTTAAAAAATGGCGCAAAGGTGGTTCCGATGTCGTATTACGTGGCAACCGCCATGGTGAATGAATTGATGTATCTGGCAATTCAAATGTCCGAAATGCCAAAGAAGAACGAGGTTCAAAAGCACGGGTTCACGTTGGAAAAAGAAATGATTCGCAATGTGTATAAATGCAGCGAGTCTATATCATACACGGGTGCAATCGATTTACCGGCGCACTTGAACCAGTTGGAGTCGTGCAGTGTTTCAATAAAAACAACGGGTTCGCCCAATGCAGTGTGCATGGGGGATTGTTTGCGTGTGTATGACGCGGTGAGCGGCGGCGATGCGCCCATTCATGCAACGGTGATAACATACGTCCAAAATGATGAAACCAAAACCAAAAAAATAAAATCCATTGTGGAAGTTGACATAACCAACTCGCGCACGTTGCTGTTTGGAAATCTTCCGCGTGTCCCCATTGAAGAATTGGACCAATTTATTAAAAACGTGCCGCAAAAACGTTCCCCCACTCCGGAAGAGCACGCGGCCATGTATGCATTGAGAGACGCACTGCATGCGTTGGCTGGAAATGATGCAGCAATTCACTTGGACATAAAGTGCAACAGCCAACAAAGCCGGCTGCAGTGTTCCTTCAACCGATGGTTGTCCTTTGTCGCCAATAATCCCGATAGAGTCATCGCCGTGGGGGATGCATCATCATTCCGAGGCGGTTCAATTTGCGCAGAAATTTCTTCGGCACGTCGCACATTCAAAAAAAAAGGACAACAGCAACAGCCACAACAGCCACAATAGCCACAACAGCACAACCAATCACTGTGTCGTCGTCGCAATAATGTCATTCAGAACCGAATTGATTTCGCTTTTGGAAAGGCTGCGCGGTCCGACCGTATTACTGGGAAACGTGTGCGCATTTATTTTTTCAATGATGCCCCCCATGAATGGCATGCACGCATCGTCCAGTTTCAGGAAGTGGTGCGATTGCGCGTTGTAGCTCGTCGTGCCGTCATTTGCAAAACATTTGCCGGCATACACCCCCACGCGACGAAATGCGAGGTCGTAGGTCGTCGCATCATCCACATCATCCACGTTTACTTTTACTTTTACGTATTGAAACCCGACCGGCTGAACCGCAGTTTCAACGATGCGATTCACCGTTTTCTTTTGCCATATTTGAAACACGCACGGCACGTCATATGGTGCGCCGTTTAGAACGAACGAGTTGACTGGCAGTTCGCCCGAATGCACGCAGTGAAACTTCAAATCAAACGCATTGAACATGCTGGGTTTGGTGAATGATTTGGGCAGAATGAATGCAATGACGTCGGCCAAGGTGCAGCTTTTTGCGATGAACGCTTTTGCGAGCGATGACTGTCTCCCGAATGGAGGGTTTCCAAACACCAGGATGGGCTTCATTTTTGCATCTGGCGACCACTCCAAATAGTCGTGTTTCAATATGTCGGGTGATTTTGGGTCCAAATCAATTCCCATTTTGTTTGTTATGCAGGACGGCACGTTGTGCAGGAATGCCCCGTTTCCAGCCGATGGTTCTACCCACGTGCATTCGTTTGCGTGCGGGATGTGCTGCGCAATGAGGGCAATGCACGATGCGGCCACGGTTGGCGATGTGTAAAATTGGTCCATCGCATTGATTCTAAATTTGCCGGTGTCTTGCATTAGTGCATTCACTTGTCCGTGTGCCTTCATGAAATGGTTGTATATGTATAACATATATTTGTGCACCGCACAAACAAATCAATTTTAATTTTAATTTTAATTTTAATTTATCGCATTTCACGTAAAAATGGATAAATGTATATAGTAAAAAATCTACGTGCGGTCATCAACGCCTTTTTGTGTGGGTGGACTTGCGACGACGAATAGATTTGCGACCGTGTTTTTTGGAACGCGACATTTTGCCACCCTTCCGTTTCTTCTTTACCGCGGGATTATTAAAACATATCTTACCCTTGTGGCTATGATGATAAGCATTTCCTTTTTCGGTGTATCCGACTTCACTTCCTTTTACAAGACCGGTATAGTTGCGATTTGCATCATATCCGGGGTTCCTGAACGAACCGTTGAGTTTTCCTTAGACATTTGTCAGTTTATTGTTTATACAATCGGTTAACATTTTTATTTTACAAATGGGGGGGGGGATCCAAAGAAAGAGGGGGTCCAAGGGGACAAAGGGGGTCCAAGGGGGTCCAAGGGGGGGCGTTCATCGCCCCCTTTAAAAGAGGCTAGAGTTACCCCAGCCCGCTTCATTGGCGGCCATGGGTTCAAAGTCCATCATTTGTTGTTGTTGTTGTTGCTGCTGCGCAGGCTGCTGCGGTCCGCCGCCCGAATACATGGCGTTAAAGTCCTTCACCATGCCGCTCATGGCGCCCATGCCCATTTGGGCCCGGTTGCTGGTCAGCTGCGGGGGAGGGGGGGGCGCCGTCATGGGCACGCCCGACGCCATGGAGCCCGTAATTGGCTGCGTCACGCGCACCTGGCCTTGTCCCTGGCCTTGTGCGGGACCGCCCTTGTTGCCCCCGTTGCCCGACCACATGTCAACGGCGCGCTCCACCAGAATTTGCGCCTTCTCGCCCAGCTTGGTCTTAATGGAGAACAGGATCATGACAAACACCATGAGGATGTTGATGATGTGGAAGCGCTCGTACTTGATGCCGCTATACGTGGGGAAGTAAGTGATCATGCGGTGAATGAAGTAGATGCCGAGCAGCATGCTGAACGTCTGCGCGAAAATCTCGGCGACAATGGTCAGGCTGCCCTTGTCGTCGTCGGGGTCGGGCACGTAGTAGCGAATGACGTAAATGACCAGGATGGCGGGAATGAAGCCGATGGCCACGTACTGCATCATGTTCAGCACTTCGCCCTGGGAGTCCTCGTTCAGCTTGAACACTTGCTTAAAAAAGCCGCCGCCCGCGGAAGCGGTGTCCTTGGCGGTGATTTCAATGGCGTCCATGAAATCCTTTGTTGTTGTATGGGGTTTATTATTTACAATTACGAGAGAAAAATAAAATGAAAATACAAACAATGATATAAATGATTGACGCCAATTGTTAATACTCCACACAACCCAACCCAACACAATCCAACACAACCCAATACTAGACCGATGCTGAAGAACGTGGCCGAATACAACAAGTACCGGCACGTTGATCCCACACTCGCGTTTCAAGCGCCGTCCAATCAATTCCCCATGCGGCACGAAGAGAACCAGTACTTGAATTTAATTGACGATATTCTCTCAGAGGGGGTGAAGGAAGAGGGGCGCAACGGTGCCACGTTGGTTGCAGTTGGCGCGGCCATGCACTTCTCGCTAAACGGTCGCTGCGTGCCGTTTTTGACGACCAAGCGCCTGGCGTGGAAGACGTGCCTAAAGGAGCTGCTGTGGTTCATTCGCGGGCAAACGGACAACGCGCTGCTGCAGGCGCAGGGCGTGCACATCTGGGACGGCAATGCGTCGGCGTCGGTCAACGGCGATTTGGGGCCGATTTACGGCTTCCAGTGGCGGAATTTCGGCGGCGAGTACCCTGCCACCGACACTTCTCGGAAGGGCGTGGATCAGCTGCAGTTGGTGATTGACGCGCTTAAGGATCCCGAGCAGCGCACGTCGCGGCGAATACTCATTTCGTCGTGGAACCCGTGCCAGCTGCCGGAAATGGCGCTGCCGCCGTGCCACGTGCTGGCGCAGTTCCACGTGACGGATGGCACCCGGCTGTCGTGTTCGCTGTATCAGCGCAGCGGGGACGTGGGGCTGGGTGTGCCGTTCAACATCGCGTCGTATAGCATGCTGACCCATTTGTTGGCGCACCACTGCGGCCTGGACGCGCACGAGTTCGTGTACCATTTGGGCAACGCGCACATTTACGACGATCACGTGGATGCGCTGAAGGAGCAAGTAACCCGGGAGCCGCACGACTTCCCGCGAATCGCCATTCGTGCGCTGCACGAGAACATAAACGACTACGAATTAAGCGATTTTGAAGTGCAGGAGTACACGTGCCACGACGCCATTGCAATGACGATGCGACCATAAGCGCATCAAGCGCACCAACCCGTTTTTTTTATAATGCGATCAATTAATTATAAAAAAATGTAAAAATGCAAACACTGTATTATTTTTTGGATTTATTGTGATTGCTTCTTGGACTTCTTGGACTTCTTGGACTTCTTGGACTGCTTGGACTTCTTGGACTTCTTGGACTTCTTGTTTTTGCTGCGACCTCCCACCAATGAAGGCACCGGTGGAACATTAGGCGCATCAACCGCAGACGCATCAGGCGCAGACGCGTTTGTATCAAATGCAGGCGCGGCAACCGTAGGCGCGGCAACCGTAGGCGCGGCAACCGTAGGCGCGGCAACCGTAGGCGCGGCAACCGTAGGCGCAGGCTCGGCAGGCGCAGGCGCAGGCGCGGCAGAAAACAAGCTTCCAATGTTAAGTTCGCTTGTCAGAGCAGATTTTGCAGCATCCAACCCAGCTGCAATCTTTTCATCCACGTTGGCAGCGGTGGCTTTAATGGTGTCAGCTGCATTGGACAAGGTAGATGCGGGCGGCAATGGCGCTTGCGGAAACGCGTCTACTTGTTCTGGCACAGATGCGGGTTCAAAGTCCAAGTTTGCCAAGGGCACGGATGCGGGTTCAAATGCCAGATCCGACTCAACCGGTGGCGCTTTATATTCGTCGTCCTGCGTTTTTGACTTGATGGTGAGTTCAAGCTTGTTGTCGGCCATGACCTTTGTGACCCAGTCAATGATTTTATCGGCCGTGCGTTCGCCGTCGTACTCTTGCGGCTGGTTGTTGACAATGTAGTACACGATGGTTGGAACCCCGTTCACTGCATGGTTGTGCTTGCGGTGCAAGTTCATGTAATCCGTGGCTCCTTGACCCAGCTTTGCAACCGTCATATTCGGGTGCGGGGTCAATCGGTCTACGACCTTTTTCCATTCCGGTTCAAACCGGTTGCAATGACCGCACGTGCCGCTGGAGTGCAGCGCCAACAAATCGTTTTTGTCAAGCAGGGTATCCAACTCGTGCAAGTCCGTTTGATCGTCGGGAAACACCTTGTACCCCCCCTTCATTTTGCGCAAGCGCTGTGTTTTATTGTTGCGCCGGTGTTTGTGTTTGTAGTGTCTCAGCGATTTTGACATTATTATTATTATTATTATTTATGGCTTAATATACAATGCACATAATTTAAATCCACAAAATTAAATTATGCGTGTATAATATTAGTTGTAAACCACCAAATACACCAATAACCACCAATAACCATGTCCATGCACATGACCAGCACCACGTGGGTCATTTTAGCCATGTTCGTGGTCGGACTCTTGTTCACCATGACACACACCAGTAAAAGCGTTCGCGAAGCGTTTGAAGGAAACCCCGATTCGGATTCTGGTTCTGGTTCTGGTTTTGGTTCGAATTCCAACAAAAACCGATGCCCGAACATCCTCATTCAAAAGGGGGCCGAACTGTATTTGCACAACAGCCGCCTGTCCAACGTGCCGGGCGTAAACCCGCTTAAGTTCAACAATTTAGAAGAGTACGTGGAGTTCACGGACTGGCAGCGCGGCCAAGGCATTCGCTGCCCGATTTTATATCTTCAGCACTCGTTTGACGCGCAGGGCAAGCCCGTGTACAAGATTAGGCCGAGCCCCTTGAACCTGCAGGGCGGACTGCCGCCCGTGGCATCCGCCGGCATTAGTGCGAGTAACGCGAACGCAAACTTCATTGACGACGCCGACAAGCCGCCCATGAATGCGGGGTCGTACCCCGCGTTTGACCCCATGGAACCGAACGTGGGTTCGGCTAAAGGCCAACCCAAGAAGTTGAAGGGCTTGAGCGCGAACCCCATGGATCCGAACTGGGGCGGCGACTCTTACACGCAGTCCCTCATTGATGCCGGAAAATACGCGGGGGACGAAGTGAGCATCATGATCACTTAACTTAGCGAGCGGCGCATGAGCGCAAACCCATGATTAAGCGGCACCGTCCACGAATTTGAATGCAGCCGGAAAAACCGTGGTCTGAAAATTCGTCATGGTAATGAGCGAATTCATGAGCGCCACCGTTTTGTCGCTGGGCGGCGACCGCATGGCCGGTTGGTCTTTTGAATCGGCGATCATTTGCTCCGACAGCGCATTCATGGACGCCACTATTTTTCCCTGGGTCCATGCGTCCATGACCTCCAATAAAGTTTCGTAAGCGGTTCGGTTGTCGCCAATCTGCAAAACCCCGATCATGGATTTTGTATTGTCGGTTAGAACATCCGACGACTTTTTAGCCGCAACCGGCGGCGTGTCGCCCGAAGACGAAGACGAAGACGAAGACGAAGACGAACCGACGGAAAAGCCTTCGCGGGGCTTGCTCTGACCTGCGACCACGTAGTATCCCGCCAAGATGAGCGCCGCGATGATAATGTATTTCATTATGGCACCAGATGTCATGGTATTGGGTTTGGGTTTGGTATTGTATACATTACGCCATTAAAAAATTATGAATGTTACTAATGCATTGTTTGCTTAATTTGCGCTGCGTTTCCAGCCGAATGTCGGCCAAACAGGTTTCGCTTCCATCGGCGTTAAGTGCGTCCATGAGGGCGCGCATTGTGGGGTATTTTTTCACGATGGCCGCCGCCGTCTTGCTGCTGACGCTCGGAATGTTGCACAGCATGATCTCCGCAATGTTTTGCGGCGTGATGTTTTCGCACTTGACTTGCTTGACCTTGAGCACGCTGCAATAAGGTGGGGGGCTACAAGTGCCCCCCACGCCCCCTTCTTCATTGGGGGTTTTAAGGGGGTGCGGGGGGCACTTGTTGCCCCCCGATAATTTGTCGGCGTAGCTGTGAACAAGTTCGTACGTTTCCAGCACGGACATGGTGCGTACCACGCTAAACCCTTTGTAATAATTCAGCGAACACATGGCCGACTGCAGCGCCCCCTTCCCAATCTTGCTAAAGCGCTCGTTGTATCGCGCAAAGTCGCCCTCTATGATGTACACCACGTTGTGATGGGGCACGTTGGGAAACGCTTGGAGCCGAAGGGATTGCTCCTTGTAGCGGCCGTCGCGAATGGAAGCCGCCAAATCGGCCAGGCTCTTGCGCTCAAAGACGATGTAATCCGTTTCGCCGTCGGCAGAGGAAAGAATGACGTCGCCGACGGGAAGCGCTTCGGAACGTAACGTGTGGGTCGGCCCGACCAAATTCATTTGAAAAAGACCAAACAGCTCGGACTCGCGCATGTCCACGCGAATCAACATGACGGATGAATGCACAATAATATTCAATGCTACAGTTGCATAATTACCGTTTAAGTAATTATGGAATAATGTAATAAGAAGGGACGTTAAACCCTGGCATTGGACGTACAAGGGACGTGCCGTCCCTTTAACCCTGGCATTGGTCAGAGGAGGGGTGCGGGGCGCTGCGCTTTTACGTAGTTCCCCGGTCTGAGGAGGAGGGGTGCGGGGCGCTGCGCTTTTACGTAGTTCCCCGGTCTGAGGAGGAGGGGTGCGGGGAACGTAGTTCCCCGGTCCGTAGGGTTCCCCGGTTTAGAAAAGACCGGGGCGGTACATGCGACTGGGCACACCACCGCAACTAGTGGGGTTCTTGGTGAGCAGATTGTGGGCCTTCAAATAAGCAAGGCCTTGGATGCAACCGAGAGGCATGCCGCAACCGCAATAAGGCGCGCGACTGGTGATGGCGTTGCTCAAATTGGGGTTGCGTCCCTGCATTGAAATGAGGCCGCCCTTCTTGTTGCCACCCAAATTGCAAATGTTGTTGGTGATGGACTGGATTCGCTGACATCTCTTCGTGGTCATTAACGTCATTTTATTTAATTTGCGGTTGTTTATACTATGTCTAAATATTTTATTTTTCTCCTTCGTTCCCTTCGTTCCCTTCGGTCGGTCGTTAATGCATTTTCAAACCGGCTTAAAGCCATCGCGCGAACAAATACATCCGCACTTTATACACCTTTAAAGAATGCAACCACAAGCCCAACACGAACCAAAAGAACCAAATGACCGGTCTCCCCAGCGCCAGGCTCTCACTTCTAAATTGATGCACGCCGAGGAATTCATGCCGACGGAAGACGGCGGCTTAATATTCAACCCCTACAACCCCGAAAACCACGAGATTACATTGAGTGAAATTCAATCTATTCTCACCGCGTACGGCGTCCCCGACCCCAAGGTGCACAACCTGGAGCTGTACAAGCGCGCGTTCGTGCACCAGTCGTACACGCGGCGCCCCGAGTTTGAGAACGCGGCGGAAGCCATCAGCGTGGTGGACAAGCCGGCGGACTGCATGCCGCTGCGGTCCAAGTCCAACGAGCGCCTAGAGTTCCTCGGCGACGGCGTGCTGGAGTGCGTCACCAAGTACTGCCTGTACCGCCGTTTTCCGAAGGAGAACGAGGGCTTCATGACGGAGAAGAAAATCGCGATCGTGAAGAACGAGACCATCGGGCGCATGGCGCACGAGATGGGGCTGCACAAGTGGTTCATCATTTCGCGGCACTCGGAGGAGAAGAAGCTGCGCACGAACCCGAAGAAGCTGGGCTGCTTGTTTGAGGCGTTCGTGGGCGCGCTGTTCCTGGATTACAACAAGATCGCGATCCGGGACGAGGAGCACTGGTTTGAGCACATCTTTGCCACGGGTCCCGGGTTCCAGATGGCGCAAATCTTCATTGAGAGCGTGTTTGAGAAGCACATTGACTGGATTGCGCTCATCCGCAACGACGACAACTACAAGAACATTCTGCAGGTCAAAATTCAGAAGGAGTTCAAAACCACGCCCGACTACATTGAGCTCGGGCGTGACATGGAGGTGGGCTACACCATGGGCGTGTACTTGTGCCTGGGGCAACAAATATACGAGACGTCGCCCTCGGCCGCGGTAAAATTCTCGGACCTGAAGACGTTTGAGGCGGTGCACGCGGCGTGCGAGGCGGCGGGCGGGCGCATTCTGGTGTTCCTGGCGCAAGCGTCGCACAAAATCAAGAAGAAGGCGGAACAGCTGGCGTGCGACAGCGCCATTCAATTCATGCCTTAACCAACGGCTTATGCATTATGCCTTATGCCTTAAGCGGCGTGTTTTGCCCCCAAAAATTCGTCCCTCATTAACAAGACGTTGACGTTCCCTTCGGCTTTCAATTCGTTGATCTCGTGACAACATTTTGCGCCGACGTCGGCTATTTGGATCAGCGGGTTGTTGGCGAACAGGTGACCTAGGCCGTTGCAGGGGTGCCTGTTGCTGAAAAATATTGTGTGGGTTAATTTGTTGAGCTTCATACGCTGCTATCGCAGCCCGGTGAGCGGCACGACGTGATATATTTTCCGCTGCATGACGCGCTTTGCGCGATTCTCGCGCTGCTCTGCTTGGGGGTGACAACGCGGCAACATACTCTGCCCGCTTGCGTCTGCGCGCGGCTAACAATTCATCATGTGCGGCATTTACTTCGTCTTCGTTAAATACGTCTGGATTGTGTACGGCATTTACTTCGGCTGGTGGATCAAAAGGAATGTAAATGATATTGCGGCGGTGGTCATTATCCAGAAACGCATATAGGTGCTGGCCGTCCCCAGCGACCACATTTCCAAGATAACGATATATCGCGTCGTTTATTTGATACAGAGGTAAAGCATCTTTCTCATCATCCGTCATGTTATTGACGTATTGTGTTATGTTGTCCATGTCAAATTGTATATATACCCTACATATATATAATTCTTTATTCCCAGTGCAAATTAAAATCATATAATAAATTCATGAATTAACTTTGCCTTAATTGCGGCGTTTATGAACGCGGTTTTTGCACGTTTTGGACCGTTTGGACCGTTTTGATTTGCACGTTTTGGTCCGTTTTACACGTTTTGATTTTCCGCCATGCGGCCTGACAGATTGATCATATTTGCTAATGGGTATTATAATGGGTATTATGTCAGTTAAAGAACCCTGGCCCTGGTAAACCAACTTTCCTTGTGTGTCTGGTCTTGGCGGCATTTCATGTTCTACCACCACTTCATGTTCTACCACCACTTTAAGCTTTAAATAGCCGTCTGAGACGTCCTTGAAAAATTGGCGTTCGCATACATTAGGTTTGTGGAGTGCGGGTACATTATCATCATTTGCACCATCACCATACATGTACTTATGAAATCTCAAACTACTTATAATATGATCACGAATGATAAGACAATTTGCGAGGACAATGTTTGTGGTATCATAAGACCCAATCAACGTTTCTGGGAAGAGTTCTTTCCCCTTAATGACATCATCTTGGCTTTTCGCCATCTGTTTTACATTATGCAATGCTGTATTAATTAACATTAATCCAACTTTAAGTTCAAAGTCATAGGAGTGAACGCTGACACCGACATCCGAAAACACCCCCAAACGCGAAGCCCCCTGTGAGCTAAAATCACTCAAAATATCTTTGTAATCGCAATATGGATCTGATTCCTTAAATAAGCGGAGGCGGCGGAGGGTATTGTCCTGGATGCATTTACTCTTTATTATTTCACTAAATGGTTCCTCATTAAACCTCACCCTCATAAACGCCGGCGGCGGGGCTAACATCTGATCATAATCATCTTGCCTTTGAATTATGTTATCCAATAGCAATTGTTGAATTTGTTCATATGTACTGAAATCAATACTAAAAAACACCTTTTCAATTCGTATATCTTTCACTTTAACAGTATCCGTTTCTTCTAATATCGCTTTAACACGCGCATAATTCGGTTGATCCCCCTTGTCATCATCCCATTCATTCAATAATTTCCGCACATGCTTTAGTTTATCTGGTACGTTTAATTTCTTCATTTGTCAATGCGCATTAGTATATAATTATAAACAAATAAAATAAATTAAATTAAAACCATATATCAATACTAACCAAATAAACAAGCAATGGCGGCAGCAGTTGCAATGTTGGACGCACTGCGAAAAAAGCCAGTGGCCGAAAAGAAGAAACAATTCTCGGTTGCCTTTTTTGTTGCATCGGTTGCGCCTAAACACAAGCACAAGCACGCGGAACAATTAGAAGAGGAACAAGAACAAAATGTTCAAGAGGAACGTCAAGAGGAACAATTAGAAGAGGTTCAAGAGAAACAAGCACACAAAAAGCCCAATCCCACCGTCAAGATAGTGGACAAGGCCAGTCTTAAGTTGGTGAATCGCGATGATATTTTAGCCAGAATCAAAGCCGCGCGCGGGATTGTCCGGGAGTCCGCCCCCCATCCGTTGAACCTTACTGCCGCTAGAGTGGTGAGCATCGTGGAAGAAGCCCCGGTTCCCAAACTTAAGGGGCGCAAACTGCAAAAAATAAAATTGGTGCCCATGTCCGTGTCCGTGTCGCAATCCATAGAAAATGTGACCTTGCCGGAAGTGGCAGAAGTAGCTGCAGTAGCAGATGTAGCGGCAGAGGAGGTTCTGGAACCATTAAAGAATAAACGCGGCACTCGGAAAGCAAAGGTGCCGCCGGCCCAAACAAAGGCATTAGAGCCAGCCCCGGTGGTTAAGAAATCAAATCCCATCGGGCCGCTCGTTGCATCGGAGTACTACTTGAACAACCGAGAGAAGTTCGTGGAGTTTATTAACAAGCTGTTCCAAAAGAGCTACCGCGCCGAGATTATGGACGAGTCCCGCGTCGTGAGCTGCGAGGATCGTCGCAGCGCCGAGGAGTTCGGCCTCCTCACGCACCAGAAAATCGTCAAGGATTATCTGAACATGTATTCGCCCTATCGCGGCCTGCTGCTGTATCACGGACTCGGCAGCGGCAAAACGTGCTCGTCCATTGCCATTGCCGAGGGGCTCAAATCCGACAAGCGCGTGTTCGTCATGACGCCCGCTTTCCTGCGCACCAACTACATGCAGGAACTGAAGAAGTGCGGCGACGACGTTTATAAACGGCCGCGCCATTGGAAGTTCGTGGATGCCGTGGAGAAACCGGCGCTGATCCCGTCCCTCGCCGAAGCGCTGGCCATTCCCGCCGACTACATTAAGAAGCACGGCGGCGCGTGGCTCGTGGATCCCGAAAAACCGAGCAACTACGGCGAGCTCAGCCCGAAGGACCAAGCCGAGGTGGACGCGCAGCTGAACGAGATGATTCAGGCAAAGTACACGTTCATCAGCTATAACGGCGTGCGCGAGAACCGCATCAACGAGATGTCGCTCGGCTACACCGTGAACCCCTTTGACAACTCGGTGGTCATCATTGACGAGGCGCACAACTTTGTGAGCCGCATTGTGAACCACCTGAAGAAGGCGCCCGACGACAGCAGCGCCGCCAAAAAGGGCGTTGCCTCCAAAAAAGCAAAAGCCGTGTTAAAACCCGAAGACGTGCCCGTTGCGCTCAACTTGTACCGGTTCCTGCTGGACGCGGTCAACGCAAAGGTGGTGCTGCTGTCCGGCACGCCCATCATCAACTACCCCAACGAAATCGGCGTGCTGTTCAACATCCTGCGCGGCTACATCAAGACGTGGACGTTCCAGCTGGTATCGGCGCAGGGCGTGACCGAAGACCGCTTGCGGCGGCTATTCCAATCCGTGGGCAGCATGGACTACATGAAATACGGCGCGGCCGACCGCGTGCTGACCGTGACGCGCAACCCGTACGGGTTCGTCAACGCGCACGCGCACAAGCAGCGGTACGAAGGCGTGACCGTGGACGAGCACGGCGCCGTGAGCGACGACGACTTTATCAAGACGGTCATTTCCGTGCTTTCCAGCGACGGCATCAAGGCCACAAAATCATCCGCGAGCCCCGTGGCGCACAAGGCGCTGCCCGACACGTTTGACGGGTTTGAAAAGTATTTCATTGACGCCGACACGGCGGAGCTGAAAAACATGGACGTGTTCCAGCGGCGCATCCTCGGCTTGACGTCGTACTACCGCAGCGCGCAGGAGCAGCTGCTGCCCCGCTACGACGTGGCCACCGATTTTGAGGTGGTGCGGGTGCCGATGAGCAATTACCAGCTGAGCGTGTATCAGCAGGAGCGGTTGGCCGAAATCAACAAGGACCGCGAGGCGAAGAAGCGGAAGACGCTGGCGCCCGGGCGCAAGCCGAGAGCGGAAGGCGCGACGGGAGCAAAGAAGCCGTTGACCATGAAGGATCTGTATGCCGAGCCGTCCAGCTCGTACCGCATCTTCTCGCGCGCGGCGTGCAACTTCGCGTTTCCGAGGGAGATCGGGCGGCCGAAGCCGTTCGGCAAGGGACAAGGACAAGGGGGGGAAGGGGAAGGGGAAGGGGGCGCGATGGACCTGGACGAAGACATCATTGACGACGACAGCGCGCGCAAAAGCCTTGACAAGGAAGTCGGCGCCGAGGAAGTGGAAGCAGTGCAGAAAAAAACCACCACGGAAGCGTACAAGCAATACGATGCCCGCATCAAGGAGGTGCTGGACCAAATGAAGCGCAACGAGGAACAATACTTCAACCCGCGCGCACTGTCCGTCTACAGCCCGAAGTTCCTGAAGGTGCTGCAGAACCTGCAGGATCCGGCGCACGTGGGGCTGCATCTGGTGTACAGCCAGTTCCGCACGCTGGAGGGCATCGGCCTGCTGAAAATGGCGATGGAGGCGAACGACTACGCGCAGTTCCGCATCAAGCACAACGCGGCAACGCAGCAGTGGGTTTTGGATGAGCGCGCGGAGGACGCGGGCAAGCGCCGGTTTGCGCTGTACACGGGCACGGAATCCGCCGAAGAGAAGGAAATCGTGCGCTGCATTTTCAACAGCGAGTGGGACCAAGTGCCGTCCAGCATTCGGGACGGCCTGCTGCGCATTTCGGGCAACAACTTTTACGGCGAGGTCATCAACACGCTCATGATTTCGGCGTCGGGAGCGGAGGGCATCAACCTGCGCAACGTGCGGTACGTGCACATTGTGGAGCCGTACTGGCACCCGGTGCGCATTGAGCAGGTGGTGGGGCGCGCCCGCCGCATTTGCAGCCACCAGGACCTGCCGGCCGAGCTGCGCACGGTCAACGTGTTCCTCTACTTGATGGTGTACTCTGACGCGCAGCTGAAGCCGCTGTCCAAGGACGAGAAGGCGGCAGCGGACCGGGAGGAGGCGCTGCTGGCGTCGTCGGACCCGAAGACGGTGGTGGACGTGTCCAACGCCGCGCTGAAATACGTCCGGGTGTCGCGCGAACTGCGCGAATCGGACACCAGCACCAAGACCGACGAGCCCATCACCACGGACCAGTCGCTGTACGAAATTGCGAAAACGAAGGAGGCGATCAACAGCAACATTCTGCGGTGCGTGAAAGAGACGGCAATTGATTGCGCCATTCACGCCAAAGCGGGCAGCAAGGAGACGCTGAAGTGCTTCACGTTCGACAACCCGGACAACAAGTTCGCGTACGAGCCCAACATCCAGGACGAAGTGATTGTAACCGAAGATGCCAAGACAACTAAAGCCACGGCCAAGGCCAAGGCCAAACCAGCAACGGAATCAATGGCAACAGCGACAGCAATGGATGCAGTCCCGCTCAACAAGGAAATGCGCAAAATCAAAATCAAAGAAGTAACACATGAGGGCGTTAAATACGGCATTGACATTGACACCAATGACGTGTACGACTACGAGAACTTGAAAATCGGAAACCGAGTGCTGGTCGGGAAGTTCGTGGAACTTGCGCCCGGCAAATTCAAGATCGTCTAAGGGAACCTACGGCGCCCCTATAACCCCTCCATTGCTATTTAAATGCGCCATAATCTCTGCATGATTTGCATTCATGCGCTCCTCCAGTTCCAGCAATTTTGCATGCACTTGCTGCAGTGTGATTGATTGGGATTCTAACGCAACCGGCTCGTGAATCATCTTGAACTTTGAAAGAATATCCGGTTCTTCTTCTTCAAAGTTTTCACCCGAATCCCCTCCATCCTCATCGGGAAACGCGGCTGAAAACGACACCGATTTTTTTGAAGAAGTAGGAGGCGATTCGGGTTTAGTTGCATTGATTATATTGGTGTTATCAGTGCCAATCCACTGCTGAGCGCGCTTGATGTCCTCTGGTTTCAGCTGCACCAGTTCGCGCTCCCGAGCCGCCAGCTCTTGGGCAATGAGCCGCGACATTTCGTCGCCAATCGGCTTGTCCTCGTCAACGGACGCGTCTGCGAAACTGACGTCGGACGGTTTTTTCAGCGTCAGGAACGAGTCCATTTCGGACTGCTTCTCTCGCAGCTGGCGTTCAAACTCGTTCGCGCGCTCGGTTTTCAAGTCGTCCGCACGATACACCATCTCTATTTTCTTTTTTTTTGGGACTGGGACATTGGTTGGGATTGCATTGTTTGCATTGTTTGCATTGTTTGCATTGGCTGAGCGCAGCACCTGCATGAATTCGCGGATGATGTGCTTGTTCGCGTCGCTCAACGACATGGCAGATAGGGCGGATTGCTGCACCACCCGGTCAAACGCCGACTGCACGGGCTGAAACTGATCCTGGGTTAAACCCGCAAACGCGCCCGATTCTTGGAGCGTGGCCCACAGCAGTCCCTTGTTTTGCACGCTGTCCACGGAATTTGATTGGTTTGATTGCATCGGAACGAGAGATTTTACGAATATTCATGTTTATCTGCATATATTTATATGCATTTCATCCTTTAAATTCAATTAAAGACAAGCGCTTGAATTGAATAGACACAGACCATACAACACAATGGATCCGATTAATGATCCCATTAATGCAGATCAAGGTGGCATCATTGTGTGCGGCGTGTGCAAGAACGTGATCGGTACGCTGCCCGTGATCCGCGCGGCGTTTGAGGATCTCGTGAGCAAAGCAGGGGTGCCGTGCTGGGCCATATTCTACGAGAACAATTCGGACGACGGCACCGATGCCGAATTGATGAAATGGGCGGCCGAAGCGCCCGCAGGCCAAGTGCAGGTGCAGTGCGACAAATTCACGCGAGAGGATGAGCTGCGCCGGTGCGCGGCCCGCACGTATGATAATAAACCCTGTCGCATGGAGCAAATCGCGCACGCGCGCAACAAACTCCTGGATATGTTGGGGGGACATGCGTCCCCCCTTACCCCCTCCTACCGGGGGGCAAAGCCCCCCGCACCCCCAACTGGACCCCCCTCCTCGGGGGGACTACCGGGGGACGTGCCTGTGCCTACTGTGCCCATTGGGGGTGCGGGGGGCTTTGCCCCCCGGTACGTCGTTATGATTGACATGGACAACCCCGTGCCGTTCCCAGTGAATGCCATTCTGCGCTGCATTGCGCGCGACCCCGACGGGTTTGACGCGCTCGTGTGCAACGGCCTGAACCCGTTTGGCTACATGTACGACTTTTACGCCTATCGCGACGCACAGTTTCCGTTTGGACCCGAAATCATGCGAGAGGCGTTTTGGTCGGGACATCATCAACACTACGTGCAAACCGCAGTGCACAACAAGACGCTGTTTCACACTCGTCAAATGAAGCACAACCCGGCGTTGCTGCCTTACATTTCCATTGGGTCCAGCTTCAACGGCCTGTGTATTTTTCGGCGAGAGGCGCTAAAGGGTCTAAGATACTCCGCGGTTCCCACCGCAGATATGAACGCGGAGTACCAAGCGATGAATTGCATTCCCCCCCTTGCAAAAAATGCAAAAACACATGTCGACGGCGCAAGTGTCGGCATGTATCTGTTTCCAAAAGACAAAGACAAAGACAAAGACAATACTAATGTGGACAAGGGCATTTTCTACTTTCATAATTCGGGCTACAACTTCCCCGTGGTGTGCGAACACGTCCCGTTCTTTGCGGCCATGCGCGCCAATAATCATCGTCGGATCTACCTGTGCACCGACCTCGTCTGGAACTGGATTTGATCGGTTGCAATTTGAAGTAGCATTTTTTACATTACCGCAAGATTTTAATTTAACTGAAAGTGCCGACCCCAGCACCGATGATAGACCAAAAAGAATTGGTGTCGTCGCCTATAAATTGCTGTGAGACATTCCTCGTTGTGATTGTGTAATTAGCGTAAGAAACATTATCATATTTGAATGAACCAGTAAAGATACAAGAATGAGGTAGGGTTGAATATGAGCGGAGATAAGTAGAATTACTATAACTAACTTTCCAAGAACTACTAAAATTAACACCCGTTAATGTCCCGCTTCCAGCAGGGTCTCCCAAAGAAGTCCATACTTGATAAGAACTGCTTTGATAAAAACCACCAGCAGAAGGATTATAGACACCAATATAACCGCCGTTGAAAAATGCCTGGTTATAATCAATACCAGAAGTCATAACTAATGTCGTATCGCTCCAATTAGCAGGAGTATCAGTTTCTATATATGTATTGTAGAGCTGCCCCGTTCCCGCTATTTGCCCGAAGTTTCCAGCAACGAATAGTTGTGAGTAAGGAGTAGATTTGATTACTCTAACACCACCATTAAAATTGTTAGAAGCAACTGCCCCCCAAACAGGGAACCCATTATCATAATAAGCACAATATTGATACCCTGTAGGAGAAACACTAACATCAACGGCAGTAAAATCGCCACCGACAAAGGTGTAGTTTGAAAAAGCTTCGTGGTGTATCGCATATACATTCCCATTCACTCCACCAGCATACTCGGTATATCCTTGACTTCCACTCCCCCCATAAGGAGATGAGATTTGTGCTATATAATTACAGGTAGAACCATTAGAGAAGGTTGAAAAATTACCACCAAAAACAATCAAACCATTTACATCTGTTATACAAAAAACTTCTGTGCTTGGAAACGAACCATAAATACTACTCATCCCGTCATAAGTAGGGTCGCATAAATAAGAACTATTTATCCTTGTAATATTGAATTGTGGTGTCGCATTTATTCCATTAGCATCTTGAACTGCACTAAATTTCCCGCCAATCCACATATACCCCCCTTGATTATAAAAACAATTTATAGTGCCTGCCCCACCGCCGTCCGTCAGTTGTAATGTGGCTACGAGATTGAAAGTGCCGTCTATTACTTGTATATCTCCGCTTCCTTGATTAGCATACCAGTAATTTCCAGCACCATCATAAGTAAAAGCAGAATACCCGCTGTATATATTAACCCCGTAATTCACCCATGGGTTCGTATTCGTCAAACCTAAATTGTTAAGAGTTAGACGCTGATAAGTCATCTGTGGATTAGGCACACTAACAGTATTAAGATTTTGATTTGAGAGGTAGTAATCGGGATAGTATTTTATATTTGTGAGAGATGTTGTTAGGGTTGTCGGTTGCGACGCCGTTTGCTGTATTTGAATGCCGTCCGCACCCCCACCATTACCAATAAACGATAATTGAGCAGACCCGACCGACCCTATCGTTAATGGCGACGCCCCTGTTTTTGTGATAGATGTAGGTGCTATTGCGACTTTATTAATAGAGGTTTCTACTGAAATCGCATTCTTGAATAGAGTTGCCTTTGTTGTTGCGAGTGTGCTGTCTAATGAGGTAAAGCCAGTCGTCGCTTGAACGTTTGCCTGACTGCCTCCATTGGTGAGTGTGATTTGAGTGCTTGTTCCTTGAACGTTTTGAGTGCCGACGTTGAGTGTGCTTGTGAGAGGTGATAATAGCGATACGATAGGAACAGAAGAAGTTCCAGCGACGCCGATATTTGAACCTGCGGTTATTGTAGTTGGAATGCCTTGCGGTCCTTGCGGTCCGGTTGCGCCTGTTGCGCCTGTTGCGCCTGTTGCGCCTGTTGCGCCTGTTGCGCCTGTTGCGCCTGTTGCGCCTGTTGCGCCTGTTGCGCCTGTTGCGCCTGTTGC